CAGGATCCATATAATAATCCTCATATGGTTTCATTGCCGATACTGAACCAGTCACATATGGCGTAATGTTGAGAGTCGGCCCCTGACACTGGATCCCTCCGCCATAGGTATTCGTGATGTATGGACCCTGAAGAACCTGGATAGCTTGGTTGGTCACCGAGCCAGAACTATTAGCAACAGGAGCAGCAGTAGCGGATACACCGCCAATAGTCTCAGACAAAACCTGAGTAGGGGATAGGATTGACGCCGCACTTAAAATTACTGCTGGAAGATACTTGTAGTATCGGTTACGCTTGTAACTGTCGTTTCTCTTTGAATAATTGTATGGTTGCTCAGTCCAGGCCCTGAGTAAGTTTCTGTGAACTGAAATGCTGCGCCTGGTGTTGTCTGTTTGAAATTGGGCGTGCTCGTCGCTCCTGTCCATGTCGAATTCACTCCATTAATAGTTACATTAGATTCTCCAGTTGTGGGACTAATAGTTCCTCCAACTGGTTCCACACCACTACCTGATACTGAATATTGGTATCCAGTATTATAATCCATTGAATTAATGGTCTCGGTCACCTTGGATGTAGTTTCAGTGTGGCTCGTCATTGAGCCTTGTGTGAAATTCGGGACTACTGGTACTGAGTACGCAGGTTGAAGTAGTCCGTGAATAACACCAAGAACCAATCCCAGACCGATTGCTTCTTGCAATCTAGTCATCAGTCGATAATTGTGAGTTCAGTTACAAATTGAGCTGTTACACTAGTACCAGCACCTTGACTTGTTCCTGTGATGGTAAGTGTGTGTTTGTTATCAATTGTACCAAGAGAACCACCACCACTATAGTCACCTGCACTACCTGCGGTATATGCAGTTGAGTTAGTTCCAGTTGCGTCGGTAGCATCACCTGCGGTGAAAGAATTGCTGAAACTAAAAGCACTACCAGAGGATGCTTGGGTTGCAGTTGGAATAGATCCTGCAGCAGCACCATCGGTTAGAGTACCAAGACCACCAACGTTAAGGTCAGCAGTGCCTGTTCCACCAACGTCAGTGACAATTCCACTACCAGACACGGAGTAGGAGTTACCAATTCTAGAAGTGGTTGTTCTTGCTGCGTCTACAGTGTGTTGTAAACTCGATTGGTGTCTAGTAACTAATCCGCCTGCATTGGCTGCACCTGCGGTCACAAGTAACATACTAAATGCTAAGAGAGTTCTCTTCATTAGAATGCCGAAGTTGAATACAGCCCTATTTAGCAATAATCAAACTACACTTAAGGTACCTTTCATGCCACTATGGAAGGTACACTGGTATTCATAAGATGCTGGTGCATCCATAGGAATTGTAAACACTTGTGTACCAGTCTGTGATCCACTTAGATATGTTCCTACACCAATAGTAGTTCCAGTGAACTGAATACGGAATGGGTGAGCTCCTGCAGCGGCGTTTTCAAAGATATATGTAAAACCTCTATGAACGTAGATGGTTGGATCATTAAATCCGTTCGTGAGTCCTGGACCTGCGAAGTTATAGTGAGATGCTCCGTTTGCAGTCACATAATACTTAATTGCAAATCCAACGTCAGAACCATCACCAGTAGTAGAATTTGTTCTGAAGTTTGCAGCAGTAGTGACACCAGATACATTCAGTGTCGTTGCTGTTAGGTTTGCAGGAACACTAGCTGCAGGAAGATTCGTAAGTGCAGAACCATCAATCGCAGGAAGTGTTCCAGTAAGTTGACCTGCAGGTAGGTTAGTTAGACTTGTTCCTGCACCAGCAAATAACGATGCAGTAATAATACCAGTTGTATTGATATTATCATCAATCGAAGTACTAGCGTTTCCGACAATAATGTCTCCACTGGTTACAGGTAGAGTTACCTCTACGTTTCCACTATACTCTGCGTGTGCTGCTGACTGGAGTCTTGTATAGTGTGAGTCAGATACTTCACAATAGTAATCAATTCTAGCAGGACTGCCATCATCGACTCTAATTTCAACCTTATTAGTTGCAGTACAAACCCCAGAAATTGTTGTATTGGTTTGAATTGCAACGTGACTTGCATTGACATACAACTCACCATTACTTTCCAAAGTCGGAGTTCCTGCTGCTCCGACTAAGTTAATATCCTTTACACCAAAAGATTTCTCTGCCATTAGTTTATACTTTTTAGGTATTTATCAAGTGAACTTTATTTCCAGTCCATTGGTGACTGTTAGACCACCTGGACTCTTTAGTCGGATCGCTGGTTTCTGTGGTTCAGATGGAGAACCTGTAGGTGCATCCCAAATAACCACGATATCTGTACCATAATTATTTGTTCCGTGTGCATCTCTCCAGTTGTCATCAGTTGCAGACCAAGATGTTTGATCTCCTCCCATATAAAACTTCGCTGGATTCTGAGGACCACATTGATTTTTCAACCAAGTCTTAATATCACTCCATAACCATGCTCTATTATATTGAAGTTTGGTAGTGATCCATCCTGCTGCAGTTGGACATGCAGAACTAGTACCACCAAAATCCACATCATATGCAGTAAGTGTTAGTCCAGTATATGTTTCTGGATGTTGATAAGTTAGAGAACTATTTCTTCCATCAGCTGTAAGGGTATCATCTGCTGCGGCATAACAATCAATACCAGGACCTCTATCAGAGTAACTAACAATTTTTTCTTTATAATCTGTTGGTCTGTCGCCAGAATTACTGCCACCCGTTCCACCACTCTGAATTTGATCATCTAGTGCGCCAATATTGATTGCAGGGTAAATGGTATTTGCACCTGTACCTGCTGCACCAATTGCTTGAGGCCAACCTCTTCTATTCAGAGTATTATAAACATCATAACCAAATTCAGTATGCATACATTCTGTTAGTGCAACACCAACACCACTATTACTACTATCATTCCAGTAATTATTGTAATCAAGATCTTCTGGATTTACCTGAGTTTGGTTTGAATTACCTGCAGCAACGACGAAGATAACACCCGCATCTACTGCTTCTTTTCCTGCAACAACATAGGAAGCCTCTCTAGGGTGTTCACCTTTCATTCTTCCTGAGTCTCCATAATTACCCACATCACGATAGAAGGCAGGTTCAGAAGAGGATCCCGAATAGTTTGTACCGTTAGTACCTCCGTCAATATCTCCTGGTCTGTACCAATAATAACGACCCGAGCTAGAATGTGAACTGCTCCTGTATCCCCAGCTGTGACTTGATAGGGTAGGATTTCTATCTCCATTTTGTTGTCTGCCGTTTGTTTCGGATACCCAACTATAATTTGGTTTATAAAGATGGAATAATTTTAAGACATCAAAACCTGGACCCGCAATACCCGCATCACTACCGCCATATAGATTCATTACCCACTTGTTGCAATTGTAAGCAACACCATAATTTTTTCCAAATACTTGACCTGCACATTGTGTTCCATGATTAGTTCCATTTGTTGCTTTCGCAGTATTAGAACCATTGGATGTAGATCTTGTATATAAAGTGCTAATTCCACTCACAGTACCAATTGTGGAGAAACCAACAGATCTTTGTGATGAATCAGACCACCAAGATCTTGCTGCAGATTCCAGAGGAACTGTTGTTCCATCCCAACGAGTAGTTAGGAGTGATGGATTTGCATTGAAGAATTCTGGATCGATATAGTATGGACCATCAACAATAATATCCAAAACACCACAACAATTTGCACCTTGAGTAGAAATACCTGCCCAAGTTAATGCGTTTCCAGTTTTCCAATTAACAGGATTGGTATTACCGCAATCAACAAACTCTGGGTGTGCAATCCAGAATCCATCATCACAGACAACTGCATCAACTCCAGTACCATCACCAAGTTGTTCCACATCTCTGACAAAGACATGGTGGTCGGAATTACTTATTCCAGTATCTGTTGCATCCCAGGGATTTTCTCTCTGTGTATGTCTATAAATTTGATATCCAGTCCTGTTATAATCACTTGATCCCGCACCAGTTTGTGGTGGTCGTGAGTCTGTGGGACCAGTATTCCAGGCACGATAATTGATTACATCTTTTTCAAATCTTTTCTTATATTGAGGAGTTGCGTGTAGTTCACCTGGTTCGGGAGCATAGGTGCCAGGATAAGACTGATAATCAACGTGACAATATTCTACTCTTGGATGATCTTTAAGTGCAGCTGCTTCCTCATCATCGAGGAGATAAGTTCCTCTAGTATCACTATGACCTTTCTCGTCCGCACACTCAATTGAAGATGATGGGATATTATCTTCTAAAGTCCCATCTTGCATGAGAACTTCATGAATATGTTCCCAATCTTCTTTTGTATAACACCCAATGGTATATAATTTTTTCCCAGTTCCCTCTGGGACAGAATCAAGACTGTCTCGGTCCAGTCTATTAGGTCCAGTCTCATAAACTACCTGTTCTTCAGTAGGTTCAAGACTGGCTCTATCTGTCTCGATCATCAGATTCCTCCTGTATAGTTAATGTTCCACTTAGATGTAATTACACCAGACTGACCCGATTCAGGAGTAAGTCTGACATCAATATTACTTCCAACGACTGCTGCGTCGATAGACAAGATTTGATTTGGTGAGTACATGATTGCAAACTCCTGAGAGTATGCGGTAGTACCATCATGCATGACGAGAAGTTTCTGAACTTGTCTTTGAGTTCCAAGTCCACAAGTGAAGGTGTACTCTGCACTTGCATAGTCACTTAGTGCAAAACTATGTACAGTATATGCAACACCTGCAGATGCAGTAGTTGTATTAACACCCGTCTGACCTTGTGCAGTTACGGTTACAACTCCTGCAGAAATCTCAGAACATGTGAGACCAATACCGAAGTTGATCGTTCCTGCAGTTCCTCTACTTACTCCACTATCAGAAACAGTTACACCTGCACCTGCTCCAGTAACACCAGTAAGTCCACCACCATCACCAGAGAATGAAGTCGCAGTTAGAACACCAGTGACAACTGCACCAGAAGTGTTTGCTAGGACTCTGATTGTATCTCCTTCATCCTTAATACTTGTACCTGCACCAACATTGATTCCTGTAAGTGCGGAACCATCGATTGCAGGGAGAGCACCAGTTAATTCAGAAGCGTCTAAACTTGTTAGATTTGCGCCACTTCCATGGAAAGTACCAGAGAAGTTTGATGCATAAAGGTAGTTAGTTCCTGGGTTGAATCTAAGTCCACCATTATCAACCATCAACTTGCTGTAGGAGTTACCTGCACCAGAGTTGTCCATCATGATGACATTGTAATTTACATTGTCATCAATAGATTCTTCAATTCTAATTCCACCATTGAAATTAGATGCAGTAACGATACCAGAACCACCAACTTCAATACCACCTGCGGTCATGGTTATTCCGAACCCTGAACCATTTGCACCAACGTTAAGTTGACCTCTGAAGTTTGATGCGGTTCCGTTGCCGAATACGTCAATACCATATTGGTAATAGACACCAGCTGTAGAAGTAAAGTAAACGAGGTTCTGATCGAAGTAAACGTATTGACCAGAAGGAGCTCTCAAGGATAGAGTACCACTGGTACTCTCAACAACGTTTGTACTGAACTTGAGGTCCGCAACAGAAGCAACACCAGAAACTTGAATGTCACCTTCGACTGATAGATCTACACTTGGTCTGGTAGAACCAATACCAACTTTTCTTCCTGTGGTGAAGATGCCCGCAAGTGCTCCATCAGAGACTGCCCAGGTTCCACCTGCACCAGGTAGAGATCCACTTGCACCTTGGAGACCCTGGAAACCTGCGCCAGTTTCACCTTGAATACCTTGGAAACCATCTTGACCAAGGATGCCTTGTGTCCCCTGAACACCCTGAATGCCTTGGATACCTTGAACACCTTGTGCAGCAATATCAGATGCGTCTGCACCCTGAATACCTAAGATACCTTGAGTACCCTGTGCCGCCTGCGTGCCTTGCAGACCCTGAACGCCTTGGGTTCCTTGAACGCCCTGAAGTCCTTGTACACCTTGAGTTCCCTGTACGCCTTGTACACCTTGAACGCCCTGAATACCCTGCGATCCTTGACTGCCAGTATCTCCAGTGGTTCCTTGTACTCCTTGAATTCCCTGGATGCCTTGAACGCCTTGAATACCTTGCGATCCAGTTGTTCCCTGAAGACCAGTTGCGCCTTGTGGACCTTTGATTAGACCAACATCTGACCAAGTAGTTGCTCCGAATGTCCAAAGACGACCAGTGTCATCTGCAATAACACCATTACCTGAAACAGGTGGATACCAAACGTAACCAGTATCGTCTGCGGTCAACATTGTAGCACCAACACCTTGTGTATTGGATGGAATGTTACCGACAATGGTTACCGAGGTTCCGTCTTCACCTTCAGTGCCCTGTACGCCCTGAGGACCCTGTAGTCCCTGTACGCCTTGTACACCCTGAACGCCTTGGGTACCTTGGATACCTTGGGTTCCTTGCGATGCCTGGGTGCCTTGGAGACCTTGTACGCCTTGGGTACCTTGGAATCCGTATGGTCCCTGAGTACCTTGGGATGCTTGTGTGCCCTGTAGACCCTGAACGCCTTGGAATCCGTATGGACCTTGGGTTCCTGTTGTGCCCTGAGAACCTGTTACAAGTTCTCCATTTGACCAGAACTGGGATGCAGTAATAATACCAGTGGTATTAACGTAGGAATCAGTTGTAAGAGTCTTTGCTACATCTGCTAGGGAGGATACACCTGCGAGAGGAGTGTAGTATGCGAGTCTTGCTGCATCTACGATAGTTGTGATTCCAGTAACTGTTGCGATACCACCTGCAACTGTTACACCAAGATTTTCATTAAAGTCGATCTTGGAGAATTCACCGAGGATTACGTTATCATTTCTTAATTCGATACTTCCGATGCCAGCTGCGACTGTTCCACCGCCACTGACTACTGAAGTTGTTAGGGAGATAAGGACACGACCTGCACCATCGGGATCACCTAATGTGAGTCCGTTACCGAAGTTGAGTTCTTTTGCAATACCTTTTCTAACCGAGTCGTCTAGAATCTCAACACCAGAGTTGGTTGCAACTACGTTTTCGAGTTGACTACCATCACCGAAGAATTGTGTTGCGGTAATGACACCTGTTGCGGTGACGTTCCTGACTTCAAGTGCTTCTGCGGATGCGATTCCCGCAATAACTACACCTGTTGTGTTGATAATCGGATTCCCAGTCAGATTCTCTGCGACTGTTGAAATACCCGCACTATCTACATAACTTTCTAGATCATCTCCATCCCCAAAGGTATCGTAGAGTTCTTGAAAGTTACTATTAATTTTACCCATTGCAGAACGCAATGAATCACCAGTACCATCATTAGCGCTACTGCCTGTATTGATACCCAGTCTAGACATTAAAATTTCCTCAGTGTATCCCTATTTTTATATTTATCGTTTCCCAGAATCGGTTATTTATTATATCAGATGTTGGCAATAATAAATAACAGCATAAAAGTACTTTTTGCCACCGATGGATAAGTTCGACATCATTAAATCCTATTTACTAGACGAAGGTTTCGCGGAAACTGAAGAAGCTGCCATCGGTATGATGGTATCTATGAGTGAGTCATGGAAAGAAGAAATTCTTGAAGGATATAAGGGTAAGCATGGTCAGTCTGACAAAGAATATGCAGACTCCCGTTCCCAGGGTGGTAAGATGGTGTCTGGTGACTCCAAGATGAGTGGTGCTGAATACACCC